TACCGCGTCGTGTCCATGCCGTGATCGTCCTTTTTGACCGGCTCTTCGGTCTCGTCGCCACCGGGCTTGATCTTCCAAATGTAGCTGACGAACTCTTCTTCTGTACCTACTGGACGGTTGGATTCTCGCAGATGCCGGTCGATCTCCACAACGGCGTCTCGCATCAGGTAGATGCGGGGTTTCTTGTCCTCGGCCACCCGTACGCGTCGTTGGACGGCCTGAATGCCCTCTGAGACGCGCTTGTCGGCGGCCTTCACGGTGAGGCCGAGCTCCTGGGTGAACGTCGCGCGGCCCTCAGCGTCGTGGTCGCCCACGATGGCGTCGGGCATGGGCTCACGCCAGGTTCCCCGCCACGGCTCGTCAGCGGGCTTCTCAGCGTCGTCCAGGACGATGCCCGCCACGGTGGCGCAGTGCTCATCCACCGTGCGCCGGGTCATGTAGATCTCGCGGTAGAGGTAGAGCCGCCCGTCGGGGTCCTCGGCCCACCACTGGAGGACGAACGGGTTGGTGAAGCCGAAGTCGATCGCCCAGTAGCGAGGCCAGTCGAGGGGGATCTCGAAGCGGTCGATCAGGTGGATGGCCGGGTCGTAGTCCTCATAGATCAGACCCTCGGCCGCCGCCCAGATCCCGTCCTTGAGCCGGAGCTTGCGGACGCCGGTGAGGGCGTCCAGCTTGGCCATGTACTCCACGCCCTCGGGGGTGAGGCTGCCGTCGGCGTTGGTGTACCGGGGGTTGTCGCCGTGCCGGGACAGCAGCCGGGTGACGGTCGGCCGCCGGTTCATCCAGTGCGCGGGCTGGGCCGGGTTGGTCGCCGCGATGGCCTGCTGCCAGGGGAGCTTGCCGTGACGCAGCCGGGTCTGGAGCGTCTCCCAGTCGGTCTCGGTGAGCTCGGTCGCCTCGTCCACGAAGATGAGGTCGTACTCGCTGGACAGCACCTTCTCGGGCTTGTCCATGCCGCCGACGCGGATCTCGCTGCCGTTCTTGTACTGGTAGGCCGGGGGCCGCCGCTCGCTGCCGCCGTACCAGCGCACGATGCCCGCCGCCATGGCCTCGGGGACGACGGTCTCCTCGAAGGTGGACAGCGTCGTGGAGGTGAGGCTCTTCTGCGTCTTGCGGACGATGAGGCAGCGGATGCCCTTGTGCTTCAGGCAGGCGATGTGCAGCCGGTAGAGGGCGGCCAGGCTCTTGCCGGTACCGGCCGGGCCGTCCAGGAGCACCTCGGAGTCGCGGGTGGAGAACAGCCTCTTGGCCGCACCCCGTGGCTCGTAGCGGACCTGGACGGCCTCAGCGGTCATGATTTTATTTTCTTCTCACATGTCGTCGTCGGAGATACCGACGAGCTCATAGGTCACCGTGCCGGAGGCTTCGATCTTCGTCGGCGCGTCCAGGCCCAGCAGCGCGGCCCTGCGCTGGCTGATCCGCAGCAGCATGGCCACCGCCTGATGGATCGCGCTGTCGTCGCGGATCTCCTCCTCGGCGTAGACCGGCTCGCCGTCGGCGTTGGTGACGAGCTGCCCGTCGTGGACGAGCTGGACGAAGGCACCGTTCTGATCGTGCACCCGACGCCGTACGACCCGGCCGTGGCTGATGACGATGTGCTCGTTCTGCAAGGTCTCCTCGACCCGGTCCTGCCACCGGTCCAGCCGCTCCAGCTCGATCTGCCGGGCCTGCTCCCCGCCTTCGGCCCGGACGGCCGTGAGAGCCCGGCTGACGCCCTCATGCGCCGTGGAGACCGCCACCTCGAAGTGCGCGGCGATGTCGCGGTAGGACTTGCCTCGTGAGCGCATGCGGGCCATCTCGGCGTCTCGCTCGGCCGTCTCGATCTGCGGGACGAAGTTACCGTCGGGGCCGGTGACCCGGCCTGTTCCGTGGCTCTGGTGTTCGTTCATGTCGTCCACGTCCAGGCGGGCGGGTGATCACGGTTCTGGTCGGCGGTCTGGAGGTGGGTCTCGAAGTCGCCCACGAGCTCGGCCAGCACGGTGTGCACCTGATCCTGGAGCTCGGCGTCGGCCGCGCCGATGATGATGGTGAGGATCATGGCGTCTTCCTGAACTCACGGGTCCACTGCGGATCCTGATTGTCCCAGTTCTTCCCGGCCGCGTAGTAACCCTCGTCGATGAGCTGGCCGGTCACCTCGCGCTGGGCGGCGAGCAGGGAGTGGAAGAACTTGAGCCTGCGGGTCTGGGTGGTGCCGTCGGCGTGGACGGCGAGACAGCTCATGCAGCCGTCGTTCATGATGAGCACGATCTTGAGCGCGTCGGCGTCGGCCTGGGCCAGGACCGCCCTCGCGCGCTGGGCCGCCTCCTGATCCGGCGCGTGCTCGGCGAGCACCTCCATGGCGTGGCGGCCGATGACGATCTCGACCTTGCCGTCCACCTTGGCCAGACGCCAGTCCGCCCCGGCCTGGAGGCCGAGGTGTTCCATGAGGGCGATGAGGTCGTCGTCGGTCATGCCAGAGCCTTTTTGCAGGGGCCCTCGGTGATCTTGTTGACCTCGGTGTTGAGAGCCCCCGAGCCGAAGGTGTACTCGGTGTAGTCGGCGTCGGCCACGGCGGCCAGCATGGTCTTCAGGTACGCCCGGAGGTGCTTGACCGGGGCCGCGAGGGAGGGGTCGGTCAGCGGCGTGAGGTCGCGCTGGAACGCCTTGATGGCGGCCACGTTGCGGGAGCCGCGCAGGTGCGCCCACATCTTGCCGCGCTCCATGTTCTGCACCGAGGTGACCGACGCCGCGCTCTCGGTGTTCTGCTGGGCTCCGGCCGAGGTGACCAGGGTGATGCACTGGCCGTGCAGGTCCATCGCCGTGGCGGTGGGAGCAGCGGCGGGAGTGGCCGGGCTGGAGCAGGCGGCCACGATCAGGACGGCGGGCGTCACCGCGAAGAGACGCAGGTTCATGAGTCGTCCTCCGCGTCCAGCAGGAGCTTGGCCGCCGCGCGGATACGCACCTGGTCGGCGATGGGCAGCGTCTTGAGCTTGGCCACGGCGGCCTCGGGCTCGCCCCGGTAGGCCATGCCGAAGACGGCGGCGGCGTCCATGTTGTGACGCATGGCGGCGAGCTGACGGCCGAGCTGCTGAAGGCCCTTGTAAGGGTCGGCGGGGTCAGGCTTCGTCATCGGGTCCTCCGTCGATGATCAGGTTGCCGAGCTCGTCGTAGTGGGCGGTGCCCTCGGCGAGCATCTGGGGGAGCATCTCGGCCAGCATGGCGTCGGCCTGCTCCACGGGGATCCCCAGGAGGTCGGCGAGCTCGCCCTGGGTCTTGGACGGGCGGATGTCCACCGTGGTGCCGGTGTGAGCGGCCATCCCGGTGCACAGCTCGGTGACGAAGGCCACCGGGTCGGGCAGCTCCGTCCAGCACCAGAAGTCGACCGCGTGGCCGTCCATGATGAAGTGCGCGATCCCGTAGCCGGGCGGGGGATCCATCTGGTCGAGCCGCTCGCCGTTGCGCGGGCCGCCGCAGTAGAAGGTGAAGGAGTACGTCTCGCCGTCTCCAGGAATTCCGGGAGTGCTCATCGGGTCGCCTCCATCAGGCACTGCTCCAGGTACTCGCCGTACGCCTGCTCGACGGTGAGCCCGGCCTCGGCCGCCTCGCGTGCGCTGGTGGCCTGCCTCAGGGCCTCTCCGGCGTCTTTCACGGCCTGCTTGGCCTCACGTATCATGATCGTGCCTCTTTCTCGCAGAGGAGGGGACGGTCCCGCCCTGGTCGCCCGGGGCGGGACCGTTTGCTACTTACCGGCGTTGAGGAAGAAGTCCCGCGCCGTGACGTTCGCCGTCTTGGTCACCGTCTGGAGCACCGCCCCGGGGTTCACCGGGTTGATCCACATCAGGATCGAGACCAGGACGTTGGCCCCCGGCCGCGACTTGCCGGTCTTGATCTGGCTGAGGCCATTGGGCGTCATGCCGATCTGGCGGGCCAGCGTCGACCAGGTGATGCCGCGCCGCTCGCGCTCGGAGTCGAGCAGGAGCACGAGGCGGTCGGTGTCGACCTCGAAGCTCAGCGTCGGTGTGTTGGACATGGACATCGGTACTCCAGGGAGAGGATCAGGCGTCGGTCTCGGGGGTGAGCTCCCAGATGATCTCCGAGGAGCCCGTGCTGGTCACGTTGCGGCACCCGGAGTCACGCAGGTAGCCGTCCCGGACAAGCCCGGCGCGACGGGTGCGCAGACCCGAGGGAGTCACCCAGTCGCCGATGAAGGGGTCGTGGATCATGCGGGCTTCGAGCTCCTCGCCGCCCATCTGGCCGTGCGCCTTGATGAGCTCGATGATGCGGGCCCGGATCCGGAAGGTGTTCTCCTTGGACCGGCTGAGCCGCCGGGCGGCGGAGTGACTGGTGTCGGGGTCTGTGTGCCGTGCGTACGCGTTCGGGTCGATGATCGTCATGCTGGGGACCTCCCTTTCAAGGAGCTGGTCCGTCCCTGTGCAGGTCTTGCCTGCCCTACGATCCCCAGTGTAGTGTCTGTCATTAGACGACGTCAAGACCCACAGAAGCACCGATGATTCCGTGGAAGAAAATAAAATGAAGCAGCCCACCTCGGGGACCAGACCGAGGCGGGCTAACGTTCAGATGTGGCGGAGTTACCAGCTCCTGTCCACGAGGACCCAGCCAGTGCGTGTGTGACGAACCCGATCAGATCCATCAGCCAAGCAAGGAGCCTCGTCCATGACGGTACCCGAGATCTCGACCCTTGACGAGTCGATCTCTCCCACCTTGCTTAGTAGGCCCCTGGCCTCCAAGTGGCGCGACATGCTCACCTCGGGCGACCACCCCCTGAAGTCCCGGAGTGAGGCCGTCGCAGCCGTTGTGCTCGCCATGGTCAACGCCGGATGGAGCTGGCCCGAGTACCACGCGGCCATGACCAACCCGGGTGAGCACAAGCTGGCCGAGTGGTTCTACTACCGGGGTGCCCGGTACCGGCACCGCTCGCGCTCACCGCAGGATGTGCAGCGTCGCCTGGAATCCACGTGGGACCGGGCGGTCACCAAGGCCAAG